ATTGGACATCCCAGATGTATGCGGGATAGGCGAGGGTATAGGTCACTCCAGCGGCAATGAAACTCAATTGGGCGCGATAGCGAGCGTACCCCATGACGGAGATCCCGGCTTGCACAGCGTCATCAAAGGTAGCGAAATCGGAATATGTCGTCATGCGGAAGCGCGGGAAATCATTGCGGATCAGCCGCATGCGTGTTTGGTCGACCCCCATCCCGGTAACCGGCACGGCAATTCGTTGGAGCATAGCCCACGCCCAGCCATCAGGAAATTCAACATTCATCAATACGACGTTGTAAACGTTCGCGTTTGTCTCATCAATGATGCCGATATTACCGAGTTCAGACGAGCTCATGGCTCAACGCCTCCGCCATAGGGATTCGGTTTGCGAGATTGGACGGCGCTACGGATCGTATTCGCCATATGCTGAATCGCTGCGTCCGCCGCCGGCGAGCGCCCGCCAGTCGTCGTGTCGACACCTTGCGGAATCGATGGTGACTGCGGAGTGCCTGGCGCAACGGTCTGATCGTAGGAAGGAGAATTGTTCCATTTATCGAAATCCCTGTGCGCCGTATTGCGTGCAGCTAAGTCAGGGATGCCCGTCCAACTCCACAGCGCATTGCGCCACGGATGCTCTTGCGCCCACTGATCGCGCAACACAGTCGCATACTCGGCCTCGCTCCCGCCACGCGTCGGGCCGACGCCGGCGAATTGATCCCGATTCCGCTTCGATTCGAGCGCTAGATACCGAGCGGCGTTACCGTTCGGATTGACGCCCTGCGCCGCCGCGATGCGTGAATACGCATTCTCGCCCGTCGCGCGCGTCACGGCGCTCCATGACATGGCGCCGGCGCGGACCTGTGAAAAAGCATCGTTCAAATATCCAGGCTGGATACGCTGCCCTGTGAGCTGCGCCCGTTCCGCCAGCATGTTGATATATCCCAGCGCTCCGGCTCGGTCAGGAGAATTGGTCACTTGCTGGAGAAGGGTGTGCGGATTCATGCGCAATGCGCGCGCGGCGCGCTGTACGGCGAGATTCGTATCGCCGTAGGTCTCGAACCCTTCCTTTTGCGTCTGGTTCGCGCTGCGCACCGCTGCGCCGGCTGCCGTCGAGGCTGCGGTGAGGATGCCAAGGGCGCCGGTCACGCGCTCGACAGCGCCCACCATGGTCTTGAGCCCTTGCGTTGCGAAGGCCGTGACCCCCTTCGCTTCCGACCCGACGCCAGGCATACCGGGAGCGCCCGGAATGTCGCTCAAGCCGGGGATGAAGCCTCGACCGGTCGGCCGAACCTCCGAGCCGATCGATTCCAGGAGCCGGCGACGAGAGCCCTCCGCCATGGTGCGCGCCATGCGCTGGGCCGAACGCCGTTCCATCTGGTTGCGTTTCTGCGCAATCTCCTGCTGGAGGAGATCCGCCTCGCTCGTCCATTGGAGCTCCTGCTGGAGTCCGCGCTTGGCGATGTCCTGCGCCTGTCGCCGCTTCACCTGGTCTTGCTGCGCTTTGACCGGGTCAGTGTTGAACTCGAACGTGGCATCGCTCATGCGCCGATACTCCTTTCCAAGCCCTGCGGGAATTTCCGCTCGTTACTGAAACGGAAATCGCTGGTGTAGACATCGCCATCTCTGCGGCCTGTCTGGAGAAAGAGCTCGTCGCACTGGTCGTTGAACTCGCGCAGGACGCGCTGGCGTTCGATGTCGGTAATGCGCGTGAAATTCCCCCACTGCGGTGTGAATTTGATATTGCCTGCATCGCACCGCACACGGATGGTCATCCTGCCTTTCGAGCCATAGGCACGGACTTCAACCTGCGCGCTCTCCAGCACTCGCCGCATCGAATCCCCGGACATGATGAAGGGTCGCGGCTGCGGCGGCATGACACGCCGACCGTTCATCAACATATTGCGCTCTGCGTACGTACGTTTTGCTTTCTCGTAGTCTACCGATGCGCGATAGCCGAGAGGACCGCGTGCATAGGATGGGTCGCCGCGCTTCGGCAGAAAGACGTTAACAAAGAGCATGCCAGCGCGATAGCCGGCAAGCCGGAGGAGGCTATCCACAGCGCGTTGCGAGCCCGGTCCCAGGGATTCCCGGAACTCGGCATTGGCGTCCTGCACGGCGCGCTTCAAGGCTGCGATGGCGTCACCCCTCGGCATGGCTGGCCTGCAGCGTCGCACCGATGGCGTTTTGCAAGGTGGAGATCATCAAGATATCATCCATGAGGCCGAGTTTCTGGATAACCTCCGACGTGATGAAATTGGACTCCTCCAGGAATCGCGCCGCCCAGGCGCAGCCGGGCGCCGGGTCGGCAAGCTCGCTATCCTCTGTGAACTCGCGGAGGAAGTTGGTCGCCTCCTCGGCGTAGTTGATGAGGATTTTTTGTGTGTCGGTGAGCGCCACCTGCCAATCCTTGCCATAGGAGACGCGGAATGCGCGCTTGCCAGAGGGAAGGAGGATGATCGGAGCCGCCCACATGCGATCGTGCTTGTCGGCCGAGACCCCGACGCGCAGCCACGGAACGGGGCGATAGAGGGCCTCCGGTTCCGGTCCGTCGCCATTCATCCAGCATCGCCATCCATCGTCGAGCTCGACGGCCTCAGTTGGGGGCATGCCGAGATACCAGCCCTCCCCGATGCCGAAGCAAAATCCATCCTTCATGCGGCGATGCGAGAGCGACGGAGCTCCCCGCATCCAAACTGGTGGCCTATTTTGGGTCGGGTGCCAATATTGGATCATGGTCGCCTTTATGGGGGTGTCGGGACCGTCACGCCAGTTGAGACCGAGAGAGGGTTGCCGGCGCCATCGGCCGAGATGCCGAGGAGATCAACGCCAGCCGTGGCCACCTCGCCCTGGTTGGCGTCGACGCCATGCGGCAGGATGTTCCCGGCCGAGAGCGAGATCGATAGGCCGTTCGCCGTCGAGCTCTCCCCGGTCGTCGCGTCGTAGCTCTTGAAGTAGACGATGGTGTTATACGCGATCGTCGCGCCCATTTGCGTGATGTTATCAATGAGCGTTTTCGGATCCGAATGCATGAGCGTGATCGTCGGATCCGCCATGATCCGGGCGCCAGAGCGGCCGAACAAGTCGCCATCGGTGCGCAGGAGCATCGGGGACGTGCCCATGCTTCCGCCAGAGGATGATACGCCCGGGATGATCGAGCCGGCGAACGAGACGGGGCCGACCGTATGCAGGAGCGGCGTCGCACCGACGCTCGGCAGCGCTTGGCTGTCGGTGATCGTGATCGGATCCGTGGCGCCGTCCGAGGAGAGGAAGACGACATCACACGTGGCGAACAAGATGCCATCCTGTGAAACGGTCCAGCCGACGATCTCAGCGCCGGCGACACATGCAGCCGAGAGCGACATCATCTGATGATTCGAGCCGCTCTCGCGGTTGAAGTCTGCAAATGCGGCGAGATAGAGCGCCATCGCAGAGAGCTGTGTCAACGAAAGCCCGAAGACCTCGAACGCGGCATAGAACGGAATCGACAGCCGCACCCGCCGATCAGCGCCAGGGATGACGTTCGCCGTCGCATAGACGTTGCCGGAATGGCGGAAGAATTGATGCTTGATCCCCCATGTCATGCCGACCATCTCGCACGGCAGGACGGTGCTGCTCCCTCCCTGTGGCGTGACCTTGAGCGGCGCAAGCGAGGAGATGAGTGCGGGAGTGAAGGTCATGTGCGGCCTCTCTTTAAGCCAACGTCAAATTCGATGCGCAGCATGCGATATGCCGCTTGTGGTGTGTCCTGACCGGCTGCCTGCTGTCCGCGTGATAGATCCGTGCACATGCCGCGCCGCATCGACTGGATGCAGAGCCCGAAATATTGCAAACCCATGGCGATCATGAGTGCATCCCCGAGCGACTCCAGGTATCCCGGGTCAGGTGTGGAGACGACATCGCCATAGAGCATCGCAATCATACGGCTGGAAAAGAGCAATTGCGCACCCTCGGCGTATCGATCGCGGTCCTGATCCTGGAGCGTGAGGAGGATCGCCGGCAGGAGATCGGCCGTCACGCCCTGGTCGGCGTCCTCGGGGACTACGGACGGCGTGAAATCGGGGTAGTGGTACTGCGACGACAGTAGATTCCACGGCGTCGAAGGCGTCGAGAGCGGCGGGCACGCCATCAATTGATTGCGCAACTGGATGACGGTTGCAGGAGGGTTGATCCAACTCATCGGCCGGTTTTCCGATCCGGCGTGGCGAGGACCGCATTGTCCCTGCCAATCTGCCACTTGGTCGTACCCGGCCCGCTCGACTCGATGCCGAGGACATTCCAGTAGAGGCCCTGGGGATCGATCAACTGCCAACCGACCGCAAGCGCAATCTGATGGTTCGACACGCGGAATGATTGGACGGTGACGAGCACGGATGTATTGCGATCCGAGTCGTATTGCTCCGTCATCCGCTTCTCAGTCGGCAGGCCCCATATATCGAACGCCATCCCATAGGTGCGCGGATAGGCCGAGGGCTGGCTGGTCAGAGGCTGAGCCTGCCAGAGTTGCGAGGTTGCCCAAGGCTTATCGTTGACGACATCCCGCGACTGGCCTTCGATGATGTCGAAGCGGCTTGCCATCACTTGTCCGCCTTCTCCTCAGTCGCCAGCGCGAGCTCCAGCTCGGCAACGAGCCGCTCATGCGCCCAGTCGTCATTCTTGATGTCCGGGCAGTCATCGCTGGTCAGGATCTTGAGCACGCGCTCGGCTGCCTTGCGCAAGTTGGTATTGTTGAGATCCACCACGACGGGGAGCTCGTCCGTCAGCCGGCCGAGCTCCTCGACGCACGCCTTTGCCGCCTCGGGCGACGTGAATTGCACATTACCCTTGTCGTCGAGTTCCATCTCTTGCTCGGCGTTGTCCGCCGCCTCAGCCGGCAGTGGCTTGAGCTTCGCATGATCGTGGAGGACTTCCTTGCGGGCCTCCTCGAACTCCTTGATGCCATGCGCGATCGCGTTTTTCAGACGCGAGAGATAGATCGCAACCGCACCCTTCGCAGAGTAGCGGCCCATGATCGCCATGTAGCCGAGCGCAGCCGGGTAGGCGAATTGAAAGACCCCCTTCGAGGAGATCGGATCCTTGGCGGGTTCGAGCGGCATTTAGGGAGTCTTTCCAGGTGCGGCGAGGGGTTGGATGGGCGCAGCGGGAGCCGCAGGAGCCGCCGTCGCCGTCTTGATGACATGGAGCTTGACGAGAAGCGTATGGACCCATCCGGAGAGATCGTGCTCCGCCACCTTGAGGGCGTGCCCGGCCTCGATCGCATCCGCCTCGGCGTGCTTGCCGGCAGTGCGCAAGGCGGAGATGGCGAGCGCATAGCTGTCGTGCGCAATGCCGAGGACGGTCGCCAGCTTGCCTGTGCGCTTGAGCCAGACGATGCCCCACACGATGAGCGCCGCAGCCGACCAGCAGAGGATGAGCTTGGCGTGATCGAGGGCGCCCTGGAGAAGCCCGCAGGTGAGGAGCACTCCCACGCCGGATGCAATCATGCACTCCCCCAAGGTTTTGCCGATCGGCAGTGACGTGAGGATCATGGATGCGATGATCTCGACGACTCCGAGGATGATCGCCGTGACGGCCAGGCCTTCCGCGACATGCAGGATGGCAGCGAGCGGCGCGACGGCTGCGGCTTGATCCGACTTCGCTTTCTCCTCCTTCGCCGTCTTCTCGCCGGCGAGCGCCAGCTTGACCTTCTCCTCGGCCGCCGCGAGATCCGCCTTGGCGTTCACCAGCGATGCATCCGCTGCCGGGAGGGCTGGCGCCGGCTGTGTGGTGGTCGGCGCTGCATGCTTCGAGTCGTCGTAATCCCGCGACTCGCATGCGGCGACAACCATCAGGAGCGCCAAGACAGCGCCAAGGATGGCATAGGCAGGATAGAGGAGTCTGTACATGCAATACCTCAGGGTGTCGGCGGCGCCGGGGGGTGCCAGCCGTGATTGATGGCCCAATAGATGACAGCGCTACCGACAAAGACAATGCAATAATCCATGAATCGATCTTTGACCTTGCGGAACACGCGCGTGGCAATCGTCTTCCCCGTCTGCGGCTTTTTCTCGGTCGCCTCGCCTACCGGATGCGTCTCGTGGATGACCGGGTGCGCCGCAAAGGGCGTGTTGGCCTGCAAGAGGCTCTCAACACTGTCCTTGAGCGACTGGAATTGCAGTGCAAGGGGCTGCGTCGCCTTCATGCACGCGCGCTCCGCCGCGCGCTCGCTGATCCGCTCGATCATCTCGTATTCGTCGGGGGTCATGCGGCGATCAATCCAAGATTCTTAAGGGCGATGACAAGATCCCCGATCGTGTACGCCGTCGAGCCGATACCTCCGCTCCACGTAGTGTTGGTATAGACTATATTCACCGACCCGCCTGTGATGACCGTCGCATAGCCGGAAGGAGAGCCTGGCTGTACAACCGGGGTCGTATTGAAAAAGCCAAGTTTTTGGCTCACAGATGTTGCAATCTGTAACCCAGTCGACGTGTCGGTCTGAATGTGACCGGATGCAATTCTTATGCCGCCGTCAAAATTGGCGTAGCCTGCCTGGACCCACAGCGAATACTTATTTGTGATGGTTACATTAGTTCCGGCCTGCGGAGTATTCGTAATAGTCAGCGTTGCCGCTGTCGTGATCGTCTGCGATGCCGTGTCGCACGCATATGTAGGGGCGTTAATCGTCCACTCTGCCTGAGTCGTCGGCGTGCTCGTCGCCCACTGCCGCGTGACGCCATTGAACAAGACGGCGGGCGATGCGGTGCCGCTTAAAATCGACACGTTGGCTGCCGGCGTGATCGTCAGCGCCTGACGAGTGCCGCCTGCCGCAGTTGCTTGTACAATTTGCAACCCGGATGATCCATCGACGAAGACGTTACCAGAGAAAAGACTTGGTCCGCTCTGTACCCATAGCGTGTAGCTATTGGTAAGAGTGACATTTGTCCCAGCCTGCGGATTGTTGGTAATCGCCAGCGTTGCCGCCGTCGTGATCGTCTGCGCGGCAGTATCGCAAGAGTACGTCGGTGCCTGGATTAAAAACTCTCGCTGTAGCGTCGGGGTCGAAGTAGCCCACTGCAACGTGCGGGAAAAATTGAAGTTTGCCGAATTAATTTCAGTCCCTGATGTCTGTGTCGTATTCGCCGGAGCGGTGATCGTGAACGCAGATTGCGTTCCGCTCGTCGTGACCAGCGGGGTTATCAATGCTGCACCAGTGCCGCTCAGCGTGAACACGGCACCAGAGCCAGGGTTGCACGTAAATACGCCCGTTGTAGCTACACACGACAGTATCCATGCACGCACACCGCTCTGGTTGAGCGTCAACGTTGATGATGTACCACTCGCCTGCGTTGCCTCGATATTCCCGGCGGCAGTGTTGATGTTGGTACCAACCCAAAGCGACTTAGCCACGGCAAGCCCGCCAGAGATGACGTGCGCCGCAGTCGTTGAGTTGCTCGCGTCGAGCGTGTTGGCAAAGGTCCAGTATCCCGCACCGATGACGCCAGCCGTGTACTGAAGCGGTGTGGTTGAATTGGTTAGATCAGAGAAGACCAGATTACTTGCTGACGTAGAGTTGATATTGAATACGTGCGTTGTTGCGACCTGGAATTGTATAAACGGAGAGCTTGCCGATGAGTTGATGGCGAGGATGGCATTGCCGCTCGTGTTGTTGAGCGTAATGTTGCCGTTGACGGTGGTAAGACTCGTGCCGACCTGAACTGACTTTGCGACGGCGAGGCCACCAGAGATAACATGTGCCGCAGTCGTCGCGTTGCTCGCGTCGAGCGTGTTGGCGAAGGTTACATATCCGGCGCTCGTTGAACCTGCCGTATATTGAATCCACGTCGAAGAATTCACCGAATCGACAATATAGAACGTCGTCGTATTGGCGTGTAATGCATATTCAATAGTGCCATTTACGTAGAATTGCTGCGTGCAATCCGTACCGGTCGGAGCGTTCCATTTGATCGCCGCGTTTTGCCCGGACGATCCGTTCACCGTGATTTGCGGCGCTGCGGCAGTGACGCTGATCGCGCCGCTAGCTGTAATCGTCGTGCCGACTTGCAGTGATTTAGCAATTGCTACGCCGCCGGAAGCGACAAGCCCTGCAGTTGTGCTATTGCTAGCATCAAGAGTATTAGCAAATGTCACATAACCGACACCGATTGCCCCAGCAGTATAAACAATTGGATTCGTCGTATTCGTCGAATCCGTGAATGTGAAACCTGCCGTAGTGAGGAAGGTTGGCGTGGAGACGCTGGTAAACTTACCTGTGCTCGGCGTCGTGCTCCCGATGGTGCCAGGAACCGCCCATGTGCCGCCAAGCAATTGCGATACGTTGAGATTCGGAACGACTGTCGTGCTTGTAATTGAAAAAGGTGCGGTGCCAATCGCCAGTGTCGACGTAATGACACCGGTCGCAGAGATGGTTGTAAATGCCCCGGCCGCCGCCGACGCTCCGCCAATCGGACCTGTAAAGCCGGTATTCGCCGTGATCGTCGTGCCCGTGATGAGCCCGGGCGTCGTTCCCCCGATCGTGCCTGGCGCTGCCCAAGTATTGCCTAACAGGAGCGATGCGTTGAGGTTCGCCACTGCGGTCGTGCTCGACACCGTGAACGGTGCCGTGCCCGTCGATACCGTCGACGTAATGACCCCCGTCGCGGAGATCGTCGTAAACGCGCCTGTGTTCGGTGTCCCGCTCCCGATCGTCCCCGGCGTGGTCCAAGGAATGTCGGCCGTGACCAGCGCACGGAACGTCGGCGCTGCAGCGCTCCCGCTCGTCGGGCCTGCCCATACGTAGTTGGCTGTCTGCGTGGCTAGGGTGCCCGTGAGCGTGCCGCTCGTCGTGACCGGCGAGCCGGAGACGGTGAGGATGCTGGAGGGCAGCGCGAGACCGACGCTCGTCACGGTGCCAGTGGTCGACGAGAATGGTCCGACCGTCGCGCCGTTGACCCGGCCATAGAACCCGGTCGACGTGGACCACAAGTCGCCGTTGTTCGGTGATGTCGGCGCCGCGCCTGGGGTGAGGTTGATGCCGGCGCCGGCCGAGGAGCTCGCGGCCGTCTGCAGGAGCCCGCCGACGATCGTCTCGCCGCCGAGAATGGTCTCCCCGCCCACCGTGAGCGCCCCGGCCATCGTGAGCGCATCGCCAAGGGTCACCGCTCCGGAAACGCCAAGCGTGCCGCCGACCGTGAGATTGACCCCGAGCGCCCCGGAGCCGGCGATGTTCAATCCTCCAGCGCCATCGATGTCACTCGACGTGCTCACGGTCGTAAACGCCCCGGCTGCCGGAGTTGTCCCACCAATCGCCGTCCCGTCGATCGTGCCGCCGAGGATGGCGACGGCTGTCGCAGCCTGGAGCGCCATGCTCCCGAGCGCCGCCCAGGCGCCATTGTGGCGTGCGTAGTACCCGCCATCCTCCGGCGCTTCCTCGATCCCGTTCGAGAGCGAGAGCGTGATCGATTGCGGGCTCGTCACCTGGAGCGAGATGGGCGGAGGGGAAAAGGCCATCGCTCAACCTCCCTGCGTCGAGTTGCGTTGCAGGCAGACATCGCCGGCGATGAGCCGCGTACGGAAGCCATTGGTATCGACCATTTCAAGCTGCCACCCGCCAAGCTCGAAGTTGCGCGCACGGCGGTTGCCTGCCGTCTTCATCGGCGGCGCCGGGAGCGGGAGATTGTTGGTCGCAGAGCCGGGGAGCGTAATCGAGATGATCCCCATGGACGCATTGGTAATGGCGACCGTCATGGCGATAGGCGACGCGCCTGGAGACCATTCCGGCGTGAGCGTTGCAGAGAACGAATAGCCGGCGATGTCGAGCGGCTCGGTCGGGTAGGGTGAGCCGAGCGCGATCGAGAATGAAATGTCGCACCCTTGCTCGATTTGCAAATCAAGCGAGGCAGGGCCGAAGGCATTGGTTCGCGCGCGGATGAAGCTCATGGGGATTATATCAACCCTGGATGATTGCTCATCCAGGGGTGACAAAGCCCCAGGGGCTCAGCTATGCGTGTTCTTGATGAGCGCGCCAGCGGTCGGGACGAGGATTTCCATGTCGATGTATTCCCGTGCGCGGAACACATTCGCATTGATGTCCTCGCGGCGATACTCCTCAAGCGCGAACGCGAGAAGGGTATCGATGACGCCCGTCGCCAAGTTTCCGATCTCGTTGGCGAGATCGTAGACAAAGAGACGGCCGATCGCGACCTCAACGAAGTCCTGCGCGCCGACCGACTTTCGGAACACGAGCGCGTAGTTGTCGGGCCAGATGAACGAGCGCGACGGCGAGCCGGCGATGGTCGTCGCCTCGTTCGCCGCGTTGACCGATCCGTAGCCGATGATGATCTCGTCGAGACCGAAGGTCTGCGCGAGCACCTCGACCGGGATCTCATTCTTGATCGCCTTCTCGTACACCGCGCCGCTGTACCCCATGACGTTGCGCACCAGGGTCTGAATCTGCGCATTCTTGCACAGCGTGATGTACAGCGCGTACGACATGATCATCGCATTGCCCGGCAATCCGGTCTGCAGCGCGATGTTTTCCTTGGCCAGGATGATGTCGTTGAGCGGAACACCGTTGGCGTTGTCCCATTCCTTGCCGCCGGCCACCGTGACAAGATTGGTGGCAAACAGCGTCTCGCCGGCTGCGCTGAACAGCGCCGCCGCGAGCGCGATGTCGCGATCGCGGAGGATGTTCTGGACGAGTCGACGACCCGTGAGCATCTCGGCGCGGTCCTGCCCCAGTATTTCGTAGTCTTCCGGGGAGAGGAACTCCTCCAGGCCCTTCTCGGCGCAGGCATAGGTTGCCTGTCCGAGCTCGGAGACGATGCGAGCGTATGCCGTTTTCGGCGCGCGCTGTAGCGACATGGCCTGGTCATTGCTGTACAGATAGCTCGGGATGATTCCGTTGCGTTTCTGCACGAGCACGGTGGGGAGGACGCGATGCGCGACGTACGCATCGTTGGAGAAGCCTTCCTGCAGGATCGGTCCGAGGAGATCCTGCCGGAATGCTGCTGTGGAGGTATTGATCATTGGTCAATGCCTTTCAGTAGGGGAGGACTTCGACGTACTGGCCCGTCACGGTTGTGAAACCGAGCGCGATGCCAACGGCGATGCTTCCGGTGGACCCCAGGCCAATCTGGCCTGCGGCTTGCTTGTAGACGACCGAGCCCGGATTGATGCTCTCCGTGGCTGAGCTGGTCAGGAGCAACGTGCCGGCGCGCGGGAAGCGCACCGGGACCGTCTGACCCGACGCGGAGCGGGGCTCCATGGTCGCGCCAATCCAGTCGTTGTTCGCATCCTTCGCGCAGAGCGTGAGCACTGCGTTGGGATACTTGACCAGCAGGTATTGCAGAATGGCGCCAGCCGTGACAAACCCGCGACCGGGATTGTCCTGGAATTGCGCCGCGTTGGTGCCGTAGCTTGTCATGGGTTAGGCCCTCACCAGCTTGGGGTTCTTGGCCAGGACATGCTCGCGGAGCTTGATGCCCCGCAGCGTCGAGCCGGCCGCGATCTCGGCCTGCATCGCCGCCGTGACCGTCTTCGGAGCATCGCCGCTCTCCTGACGATCCTTGTGCGCGATGGTCTGCACCGCACCCTTGGCCGCCTTGAGGACAGCGATTTCCTTGTTGACGGCCTCGACATGCTCGACGAGCTCGGCCAGCTTGGCCGCGTGGAGCTTGGCCGCCTTCGCGCCGGCCTTCTCCTCGACCTCCTCGTCGTTCTTCTCGGTCTCGCTCTCCTGCGATTCCTTCTCGGCCTTCAAGCACTTGATGACCTCGTCTTGCTTGGCCATCGCAGCCTTCAGGGCCTTGATCTCGTCGTCGCGCTCGTCCATCTCGGCGGCGCGAACGCCGTCATGGACCTTGGCCGCATCGCCGCTGTGCTCGATATAGAGCGCCGCGACAAGGGCCTTGCGGGCGGGATACTTGGCCTGGAGAGCCTCGCAACCCGCCTTGGACAGACTGGTTTCTGCCATGGGTTTTTCCTTCATAACCGGCGGGTTGCGTGTGGCGGCGACTCTGCCGGTCTGCGAGTCGGCGCCGAAGGTGACGATGCTCGCTTCATAGATGCGAGCGTTCCGAAGCACATAGAGCGGCAATTCTCCGTCGCCGCTGTAGTTCCGTGCGTTGAGCTGGATGGACTTGCCTGCCTCGACCTTCTCCCATCCGGATGCATCTGCAGGCTCGGCGGAAACGCTCACCTCCACCGGGACGCCGGCTTTGATAAGCGCGCCGAGACGCGCCGCCTCCTGAAAAAGGAGCTTGTTCGAGTCATCGGAAGTATCGATCAAATGCAAATCCATCTCGACGCCGCGACTGGAAATGTCGCCGCGATCCCAATAGCCAATGATGTCTTTGCTCCCCGTCTCATGCGCCGAGAGCGCCGTGATGCGATCGTTCGCAAAGCGCGCTGATGCGAGATCGAGCACGACGCGCACCGGCGAGAGCGAACCGTCCTTCTCCTCGGCCGAGACACCCTTGATGGCCTGGAGCATCTCCGAGCCGGAATTGAGGCGCCAGCGGCCGTGCGACTTCGGATCGCCGTCGCCAACGCGGCCGGGAGAGACATTGGCAATCACGATTCGACCTCCTCGGGATTCTTGGTTTTCTTTCCTGGTGCCTTGACCTCGTCGCCGCCATCCATGGTCGACTCGTCGCCATGGTCGACGAGGCCGAGGAGCTCCTGGGGCTTCATCTTGAAGTCCGGGAATCGCTTGTTGTACTGCACAACCATCTCGGTCGCGTACTCCAGCTCGATCATCTGCTCATCGATCATCGAACGCCAGTCGGGTCCAAAGATGCGATGGCGCGTCGTGAGCCCGCCCCGGAGCCCGGCTTTCTGCGCCTCGAACTCCTTCCCCTCATCCGGCCAGGAGATGCGAGGGAAAAGCAAGTCGAGCTGGTCCCAGCCCTCGACCATCGGCAGCTCGCCGGATGCGATGGCGTTCGCCAGCATCCAACGGAAGTTGTCGCGGAAGACCGGCGCATAGATCAGGTTTTGCGGAACGACGATCTTATCCCGCGCCGCCTGGACCATGCCGCGCTGGACGTTCCAGGAGAGTCCGCGCAGGTCGTTGTAGGTGATCTCGTAGGGCAATCCGCCATTGGCATTGAATTGCCGCAAGAGCTCGATCATGAACGGCGCCGCATCGCGGTTCGGCCGCTGCGGGTTGATCGGGATGTATTTCTTGCCGTCCGGGAGCTCGATCACGGCGCCGGCGACGGTCTCGTGCCAGTCAATGTTCCCCTGCGGTGCATTGACGAGCCCACCGGAAAAGCCAGGCGTCGGAGGCTGCGAGTCGTTCCCGGTCGACGGGGATTGCGCACCGTAGGTGCCGGCATACCCCATGTTGCCCTCAGGGTATTCAACAGCGCCGTAGATTTGCGAGCCTTGCTCAGCGGCAATGACCTCCGACTCCATGAAGGAATCGAGCCGCTCGAAGGAGACCATGCCGGAGACGAGGAGCGGAATTCCGCGTGTCTGCGAGATGCGCGTCTTGATCGCAGCGAAGGAGCACACGTCCGCCGGGTAATTGATCGGCTGGCCGAGGGCGATCGATCCCGTGCGCTCGTCGTACGGGCACACGGTGTAAAAAATCGTCGCGCCGTCGTCGTCCATGTGGACGCCGTCCGCATAGCTCAGCGTCCCGTTTGTCGTGCCGCCCACCAGGAGCGCCGCCGGGCCGCTCGTCACCTGGTCTGCCTCGACCATCTGAATCCGGAAGTCTGCACGCCGGATCATGAGGCAGTCGCCATCACGCGCCGTCGAGCGCACAAACTCCGCCTGTTGCGCATAGTGGCTCTGCCGCTGCCGGCTATCGATCGAGCCAACGCCGGTCAACAGGCACTTGCGATGCAGCCAATCGCCGGCGAGCTTGTTCCAATTCTCGTCTTTTGAACGGCAGAGCGCACGCACGCCATCCCCCACCATGACGCGGGCGTACTCGTCGAGCATCGTCGAGTAGGCGCCGGCATTGCGCTCCATGTCGCGGCTGATCTCGCGCATGATGCGGCGCGTCCACGGGTCGGCGTGCTGGTCGCCGGATCCGCCGAACGGGGTCTGTGTGCGGGTGCGCGGATTGTTCGCGCCACGATACGATCCCCGCCGGGCTTGAATGCCGGAGGGCGCGATGCGCGGCGCGGCGAAGACCATCCGTGAGCCGTTCGCGCCGGGAATGATAACGCGCATCGTCGAGACGAGATCACGGCGCGGCTCGCGCACGCGCTGTGCAACAACCTTCGCCGCTTTCTTGCGCTTGCTCATCCGGGGCCGCTCCCGCTCTCGGGCATTGAACCGGAGCCGGAAATGCCGACGTTCGGGCCGGGGTCAACCCGCCGGGTCGGAATGAGACGCGGCATGCCAACGCCGTTCAAGCGTTGGTTGAGATCCTTGATATGCCGCTCAGTGCGGATGATGGCCGCTTCGACGACTTCCGGATCATATTGCACACCGTCCGCCGCCGTGCGCGGACCTTGCATCTCGAATAGCTGCTGGAGACGGGCGTACGCACGCTGCAGCGAGAGCTGCGGATTTGTATAAAAATATTGGAAGTAGTCGTCAAATCCGGTCGCCAAGACTGGAGCTCCTGTCTCCAGCTTACGCCCCTGTCAAGCCCCCCTCGATTAAGCATGGTTCAATTGGCTAGGTTCGCCACCGCTGACGCCGTCCCTGCAAGAGGTTACGTTGCCGGCCCGCTCCGTTTGCCGGAATAAATCGGATCCTGGACCCCACGCGGCGGGGCTCCTCCTCGTCCTCTCCCTGCGGAACGTGGAAGGCTCCAGGCTTGATCCCGAGGCTTTGCCGCGCCGCATCGGTGGCCGCCGCCGCCGCCGCTGCCTTGGCCGCAAATGCACTCCGGTCAAGCTGCCCCATCTGTGCACGCCAACCAATATGCAATCCCCGGATGTAGGCCCGGATATCTAACCAGTCTTCTCGACCCGACTGCACGAGGGTGTCGGTGCGCTTGGTCTTGCGATCCGATGCCAGGACCACGATGGTTTGCCGTTTGCATAAGTGCTTGAAGTACTGCGTCGACTGCGTCGTCAACCCGCGCGGAAAGATGACGGCCCCGGGGGCATTCTCCGGCCGGCGTATCGATTGATGGAATAAATCGCGGAGATGGTCGGTATGCAAGAATATCTGCCCCTCGCGCACGCAACTGATGCCGTCGATATCCGGCGGACCCTCGGCTTTGAACAACACGTCGCCGCGCACAGCCCGCCATCCCCGGTTGTGGTAGGTATCCGCCCATTTGCGCACCAGGTCACGCTGGTCGCCGCAGTCGATTCCTCCCACGATCCATGGCAGGCCGCCGCACTTGGAAAAGATGAACTCCGCCGTGCGATTGAACAACAGCCACATTTCATCGTCCGTCCCCGGCGTCTGATCCGCCCGAGCGTACTCGATCCCCCACCCGACATCGTACTCGGTCGTGTTCGCTGCGACCGCGACCATCCCCCAATAGACGCGGTTGTGCTGCACGTCGATTGCCGCGATGATGCCCTCCGCATCGGTCGGCATCTGCTTCACGAGATTACGCACAAAGAGGCCGTACATTTGATCGCCGTTGCGGATCGTGTCGGAGGTATGCTCGGATTCCGAGAAGGTCGAACGCTGCGACTTTTGCGCCAGCAACTGCGGCTTGAGCACGGGTGAGGATTCGAGCTCGTCCAGCTCGCCTGTGTAGGGGACCGACAGATAGTCATGATAGAAACGCTTCATGGGGCCGTGATCGCCTTGCGCTTCGAGCGTGAAGCGCGCTTCAAGATAGGCCTCGACGGTCGTGGCGAGCGTCTTGCGAGGGCTTTCGAGCCGGTTCCACATCACCGAAAGGTGTTTCTTGTTGGGGCACTCGCCCGTGATCGTCCCGTCTTTCGCAATCGTCTGATTCTTATGCAAGAGTTTGCCTTTGAATAGCATGCCGCGCCGCAGGGCTGGAGCGATGACGCAGCCGTTTTTCTGGCACACGATGCGCTCGGTATTCTCCTTCAGCCTGCCGTCATCCTCATCCCATTTCATGCATTTCCAATCGAGCGTCTGGAACTCGCCGCAATGCGGGCATGGGTAGTGCATCCGTGATGCGGTGCCAGCTTGGTACTCCCCGAGGAGGATCGACTCCGACATTTTCTTGACGGTGGACGGTTGAATGATGAACGGGTCCGCCGCCTCCTCGATGCGTTGTGCAATCGCTCGCGTACGATCGAGCGATGGCCAGTCGTCAAACTCATCGATCATCATCGCATCAGCCGAGATCGCCGCTTGTCCGCTCTCGCCCGTTCCGCCAGAGGTACGCAGGGCAAACTTGCCGCCGCCGGGAAGCACGATGATGCGATCGGCTCCAGAGACGCCACCCGAGACCGGCTCCTGCCCGCCGAAGGCGCGCAGCACCGGGAGGATTTTCGTTGTCCATATGTCCTGCGCGAGCTTCATGGTCGGAAAGGCGACGACCACGAATTGATGCAGTGCGATCGCTCGGTAAAACAAGATGATGAGCGCAACGAGCGTCCCGCCATCCTGCACCGGCTTGACGATCGTCAGCTTGACGTAACCCCGGAGGGTCTCCTGCAGGATGGCATCCTGGACCGGATGCGATTTCGGGTTGTAGGGATCGCCCTTGCGACGACCGTCCGGGAGCTTGACTCTCGTAGCAAATTGATAATGGGTCTCGCGGGCCTTAGGCTTGAGCCTCGACAGGGCCGTCCGGATGATCATCCGGAGCGTTTCCTTGTGGAGCGGCTCCTCCAGTGTCGTCGAATCCATAGACCGCTCCTTCCGAGAGCCGTTCGCGTATGTTGGTCAGATTCGACGCGACGAGCTTGCGCGCATGCGCCGCTTGGATCTCGTCCAAGGTCTCGTCCGCCTCGATCGTCGCGGGAAGCTCGCGCAGGACGCGCTCCATGGTATCGATGAGACGGTTATAGGTCTCCTCAACCTCCTGCGCCGGGATGAGCATGCGCAGCCGCTCCTCGTTGGCGAGCTTGAGTGCGATGCCACGCTCAATATCGACCTTGGCTTTTTCCAGTTTTTGAAAGTCGGTGACGGTGAGCTCCGGCTCACGGTTCGCTTTCGCTTCCGCCTTGGCGTCCCGGTACTGCTCCTCGATTGGTTTCGGCGGGGGAGGAGGCTTCCCCCAGCGGGCAGCGGCGCCCTTGCGCGCGATCTCAGCACAGCGGCGCCGCTTCTCCTCCTCCGAGACGCCTGGGAAGCGCAGCGCGCCCTTGACCTTGCGCTCGGGGATGCCGTCAATGTGCGGCTTGACCCGCACCGCACCGGGGTTGCGATTCTTCGAGCCTTTCGGCCTGCCAGGTCCGCGCCGCTTGATCATATGCGCAATCCATGCCCGGTAACGACATAGTCGGTTGATTGAGTCAGCGGATCGAGCTGCACCGTGCGGCGCATGATCCATTCATGTCGTAGGCAGTAATCCACAGCATCAACGGCGCGATCGCCGTTGTCGGACATGATCCTACGAATCTGGGACCAGGTGAGCGAGCCTGGCGCGCAGAGGCGGAGAATCGTGCGCGCATCTCGGTAGACGGTGGCAAGCGTGGGGCTCATCGCGGTTGATAATCCGGCACGCGGAAGGAGACCACGCGCGAACCGGCGAGCTCCAGCATCTCGCCGCTCTCGCACGCTTCCCACGCATCATCGTCACCGAGCCGGGCGAGGACAACGCGATTGAAGCGGCGCGCGAGCTTGCCGTACAGCCATTGCTTGGTGTCGACCGTGACGAAGACGGGGCCGATATCGCGTCGATAGGCGGCGATCGGCTGGCTGGGGTTATTCATAAGTGTTGCTCATGTTTCGTATGTTCAATGTGCTTTATCAATTCGCAACTTTTACCCGGCATATTTTGACGTGATCCGCGCCGCGGCC